ACGGTCAACAAATTTTTCAATAGTCATGATAGTTAATCCTCCTTCCTTATAATTCTTCACGATTTACCAAAACCGCATTATAGGCATCGTCTAAACTGATTTCTTTTCCCATGCTCTTTTGATGTGCAAGTTCATTGAGAATATCATCTAATTCCGAATCTTCAAAATCAATGAACGCCCACAAAGACAATATTGGAAGTTCAATATTATATTCTGAAAACAGCCTTTCATGAAAAATTGTAAACGGGTCTTTTCTTTCTCTTACTCTTGCCATTTTGATTTACCTCCATTAAATAATATAAGTTAATTCAGATTCGCTAAAATGCACCGGAACATCAACGCAATCATTGATGAAATCAAGGGCGGCTTGAATCTGTCCTTTAAGATTTTTCCTTGTGCCGAAATTAGGATTCTGAACCAGCGCACCGCAACAGGGGAAGAATTGAGAACCAAGATTATTTTCAATCAATGCCAGACGGTCAATGTTTACATCTGCGCCGCCATCGGAAATAAATCTTGCTGCATGAATGCCATCGGTGATAGTGACGGAACATAAATATTCCGCTTTCGGGTTTCTGCCTTCGCTCTTTGTTCTTTTTGTTGTGATAATCATGATAGTACCTCCAAAAATTGAAATTGTTTTATAACTTACTGCAAGCAGTTTGTTATCATTTAGTTTCGTGTTTTCTGTTGTTGACTTGATTATACACTATACGGTTTCATTTGTCAATACCTTTTTTGAAATTTTTTCAGAATTTTTTCACGGTATAGTTGACAAACTGCTTTCAGTATGTTAAAATAAAACAAATAAGTTTCATATTTTAGATATGAAATTAAATGCTTTCTAATCGCTCTATAAGGCGTTTTAACGGCGTTTATTTATGGGCGGTTAATTCCTTGCTTGCTATATAAAAATCGTTTGTAGGGCGATTGTAGAGCCTTACAGAGCATTTTATAACGGAGGTTTACTAATGATTAAGATAAACGGCGATATAACAGAATTTCCGGAAGTAGAAAAGGGCGTTGATACATTAAGTTATTTCCTCTTAAAAAGACTTGTAAAAGAAGCGGGATTAAATATATCAAAGATAGTTAAAATAATGAATGAACAGAACCCGCAACACAAAACCACGCCGCAAAATTTAAGTAATAAACTATCACGCGATACATTAAAGGTTTCCGAATTTATAAAGCTGATTGAAATTTGCGGATATACGATTTCATTTGACCGAATCGCCGGAGAATTACCAACGGAAGGAAAGAAACGAAAAGAAACAAAATCATATGCCGAATTGCTAACTGAAGGATATGCGGATTGTGATAGCCTTAATTTCGAGAATATCATTATTGCCGGTGCAAGGGCAGCGGAGGCGGCGGAATGGATAGCCGATAACCAATTACAAGGAATGGACGAAACGCAAGAAATAATATTACTGATTGCCGCTAATCGTCAATTCGGGGTAAACTGCAAGCCGATTTCACCGCCGAATACATCCTTCAGAATGGTATAATTTTTTATGTGGTTAATAATTGTCGTTTTAATCCTTATTGTTTTGCTGATATATAAGATAGTCACAGGCTTAACCCCGAATGACCCGCCTATTGATGATATTGAAACGCATAGCAGAAAAGTAATGCAATTCAGCAATAAAAAGCGTGCAAGGCAATTTATAAAGGATGATGCAAAGCGGAGGCGGGGCAAATAAAGAGGCTTAAAGGGCGTGGCTATTCGGTCACGCCTTTAATAATCATTTCTAACAGTCTGGGCGGTACATAATGATATTTGCTTTCAAGCCCTGTTAATTCTGTTTTAGCCGTTATAGGATGATTGAAATTGATAGAGGTTAAAACACTATCCGCAATAATGCGATTTCTGAAGGCGGCAATATCGCCGGTCAGAAAAACAAAATACTTGCTATCCATCGAGGATAAAAGCAATTTGCCATTGTCATATGTCAAGGCTTTTAATTCTGTGTTTAATACCTTGCCATTATGAGCGGTTGCGCCGGAATAAACTTGACCGATTATAACGGGCTTTCCGAATAGCAGCTTGCACCGGCTTTTGATTTGTTCTTTCATTCTGCTTGTGGTTTTGATAGACATAAAAAATGCCCTCCTTATAAGTAATTACCTATAAAGAGGGCAAAAGAATAGCACCCATCGTTTGATGGATGCTTGATATTACGATTAACACCCATCATTCCGACATTAGCACCTTGCATATTGTAGGTTGCTGGGCGGTCATCGTGTCGGTCACTCGCGCCACTCTTTATAGGTTGCATTGATTATACCATAAAAACACGGTAAAATCAAGATGTAAATAAAATTTTGGTTTTATTACCATTGGAGGCTAATATGATTATCGCTAAAAATTACCACGTCCACCAATCACCCAAAAAAACTATTATGTGATAGTGAATCATGAAATACCCGTTTGCCCTTGCTGCGCTTCATCTCTGAAAGTCAGGGATAGCAAAAGGCGCATTGTCAAGGATGCAAGCGGGGAAAAGTATATATTTAATTTAAGGCGCTTGTATTGCCCTGTTTGCAATCGGTTACATACTGAAATCCCGGATTGCATAGAGCCATACAAGCATTATTTTTTGTTGACTATAAAGCAAACAAGGGAAGGAATAATTGATTATTGCGCCGCCGATAACGCAACTATAAACCGCTGGAAAAAGTAACACACCCACTTTGCATTTTATTTTTCGGCAAAGTCTGATAACCTTTACTTTGTATCTATACCGGTAAAGGAAGTGTGCCATTGAACAGAAAGAAACGGTTTATGTTAATATCAATTATTTTTGTACTCTTGCTATTGTTGATTCTTTTGCTTTTGAAATGCTGCCATAGTCCAGAAACGGAACAACCGCCAAATCTAACGCTGGACAATGATGCGGTATCATGGCAAGGTGAACAGCCATTACAGAACGCAAAGACGGATAAAAAAGAAATTGCAATACCCGGTTTTACTTCCCTTGTTTTCACGGCAAACCAAACCGCGCAAAAAGTCAATTTCTATAATCCGGAATCAAACAACTGTTTATTCCTCTTTCAACTCATTATAGATGATTCTATTTTGTGGGAATCTGGTTATTGTCCGCCTGGAAACGGTTATTACAACATCGAATTAACAGAGCCATTGCAAAATGGAGAATACAACGGCTTATTAAAGATTCAGTGTTTCCGGGAAACAGGCGAACAATTAAACGGGGCAAGCGTGAAATTTGATTTAATAGTACAGGAGGATTAAAACCAATGAAAAAGATTATTGCTTTATGTCTTTCGGTTATGCTTATCCTTTCGATTAGCACAACGGCATTTGCAAGTGACCTTTCCGAATCTGGAGGCACGGCAACGGCATCAATTAGTTATGTAGTCAATTCAACCTATTGTGTCAACATTCCGGAAACGATTGATGCAAGCACCGAATACACCTTCACCGCAAGCAGCATGAACATTCAAGGCAATCAGCAAGTATTAGTGAATTGCTTTACCATCTATGAGGGTAACAATATTACTATGACGAATGCGGACGGTGATACATTTGATTTAACGTTTAGCGGAATGCAAGGTGAATATTGTGTCGGTCAGTTCTTAAAGGATAATTTGACATCTACATTTTCGGTTAGAGGTGTACCGGTTGACGGTTCAAACCCCAAAGCCGGAACATACACCGGAACGGCGGAATTTGTTCTTGCATTAGAACCATATAACCCATAAGAAAATTAAAAACAAGGGAAGAAACACAAGACGCTATCAGCCGAAAACTGATAGCGTTTTTTGTGTTAAAGTTATTGTGTTTTCCTTTGCCGTATGATTGCGGTTTTCCTATGATTTTGTAGTAACTCAATTACTTTTCATAAATTTTTTCATACGGCGTTTCATTTTTTCAAGATTTCACAAGATATTGTGTTGATTTAAGCGGTTTATACACTATATATTGTGGTTTACTTGTCATTAGGTTTCATTGTGGGGATTATCATAATATACCTCCAAAACACTATATATTGTGTTTTTTCTGTCAAGTAAATACTATATATTGTGTATCGTTTAGGGCTTGTAGTAACTCATTTACTATCAAACATCATATTTTTTTCCTAAACTTCTTAAATCTTTCCGTTTTATCAACCGTCATTTATCATACATTTTTCATATGATTTTTTCATACGGTCATGAAATCTTGATTTTTCCTTCCAGCGCCGCAAAAGATTCTTTCTTTTTCTTCTTTGTCGCTTCGTTGTAAATGTCCATTGTCGTGGTAATGTCAGCGTGTCCCATGATTTCTTGAATGATTTTTATGTTTTGCTCATTCTCACAGAACCTTGTGCAGAAGGTATGCCGTAAGTTGTGAACGGTGAAATGTGGTAACAACAGAGCCTCCCGGCGTTCTGCCTTTGCGGTTTCTGTCTCAATCGCGTTATAGTCTCTGATTATTCTTTCTATCGCCCTATTCACGTTATGCGGCGACTGAACATTACCATAGCGATTGCAGAATATAAAATTCTTGTAACCATCAATTTCAGACTGATTGAACCCTTCCCGCATTTGTCTTAATCTTTCTTCAAGCAATACTTTTCTTACCTGATTGAACATCGGAATTTCACGAACACCCGCCTTTGTTTTCGGCGTGGTTATATGGTATTCCATATTTCCGTTATCCGTTTGCCGGTAAATCAAGTTATGATTGATAGAGATTATGCCATCGGAGAAATCGCAATCATCCCAACGCAAGCCGAGCATTTCACCGATTCTTAAACCAGTACCAAGCAGCACGGTAAACAACGGCAACCAGTGTTTATATTCTTCGTGACTGTTTACAAAGTCTATAAATGCTTCTTGTTCTTCCTCTGTTAAAGCGTGTCTTTTCGGCTTTTCCCAATCATGCCGGGATTTGATTTCAGCCATTGCGCCTTCCGTGGGATTCTTCAAGATAACATCATCACGAACAGCCGTTGTAAATATCGGATGTAGGATAGTATGCACAACCTCCATTGAATTAGGCTTAAAGCCTTGTTTCGTGATTAAATCCGTGTAGAACCGGATTATATCGGAATACTTGATTGTTGTAACTTTCCTTTGTCCGAAAATCGGGGAAATATACTTTCTGTAAATGTACTTGTAATTCGTTCTTGTGGAATCCTTTAATTGCCTTAACTCAATGTGTTTATCAAATAAATCATCAAGCGTTAATTTCCTTGCGGTTGATACATCTATCTTATCTTCAACACTTCGGGTTATTTCTCTTTCCAGGATTCGCAAGCACTTATCACAAGTTTTACCCTTCGGCGGTTTGTCGGTTTCCGTCAAACACCAACTATACACCTTTTGTTTTTGTCCGTTAGCATCGGTATAGGTGTATTCATACCGTCCGTTACTGTACTGATATTCCCCCTTTCCTAAAAGTCTATTTTTCTTGTCTCTGCGTTCTTTTGCCATATTAGCCTCCATTTCTTGCTATGGCAAAGGAAACACAAATAACTTTACTTTATTATAGCATTTGCATTTCCTTTTGTCAATAGATTTTCTAAAATTTCTACACTATATAATTTCAACTTCAATATCATATAAAAGTAACGGTTTCAATCCAATTTTCAAAATAAGGGCGCTTAATCAATACTTGTTTTCCCTTGCGCAAAATAAAACTTAAATCCGGGTTTTCTTCAATAATAGCCCTTAATCTATGATGACCGATAGAGGCATATTCGGCTGCCTCATCAATACTTAATAATATCTTTTCATGTGGTAATAGATTGTAATTGTTCAATGTCTTTTCCTTTCTCTTATATCGTAAAAAAATGGGGGTACATCTCAATTAAGGATGTACCCGCCAATTATTTAATTAGTGGTTTATATTTAATCTTCACCTTACAAGGCAAAGAGAAGCTAAATTTATTTTGTCTGTTATCTATTTTGTTTCCTACTTTCGGGAATGTGTAATTGAAATCTTTTGATAATGTCGCTCTATGCGTTTCATTATCTGTTTCAATAATATTTGACTTTCCATGTATTGTAATCGTTTCACCTAACAGACAATTTTTAATTTCTGTTGTTTCCATATATGTATGATTGTAAATCCGCAAATCACCATCACGCATTATTTCTATGGAAACATCCGGATAGATATAGCCTATTTCATCCGACATATCCGACAACGTAAAAACAGTATCAGCATCAGCAGCATTATAATTAAATGTGATTTCCTGCCCGTACCCAATGGCACTATCTGTTTCCATCGTCAAGCGCAAGCCAATCAAGCATTTACCAACATTTATTTTTTCAATGTTGAATGAGACATTCCAATACTTTTCTGTTTCGTCTCCGTTATCCGGGATAAAGCAGAATTGTAAAAACTCTCTACGATTTAACCAGCGCATTAAATCACGGAATTCATCATTTGTAATTTCCAAATCATCATAAAAAGATGGATTTTTGCAAATGTCAAATGCGGTTGTGTATGCGCTCTCATATGTGGTATTTAGCAAAGAATAGCTTTTTCCTCTGTTTCTGGTTGTCTTTTCAAAGGTAAGAATAGAGCCTTCGGAAATCACGGTTTTTTGTTCGTTTGTCGTGATATTCGCAATCATAAAGCCATAATCAGATAAATATTGACCGTCATACATAAAATCTTTTGATTGCATGGTTTATTCTCCCTTCGGCTTATAATCAAATTTGTAATGGTATTTTTGTAGAGAATCACGCCCAGCAATTCTATCAACTGTCATAGCCTGAATCATCTTTTCAAATTTTTCATCATGCTGTGCCTTTGTCATAACGGAGGAATATTCTATATCGTTTTTTCTTTCAAAATACTTTTTCAGACGTTCAGCAAAATTCTTTTGTTTTTCTGTCATGAATATTACCCCCTTATCTAATCGGAATATAAGGCGCGATAGCATCAAGGAATTCATCAACCTGGTTATCTGCAATTTCTTTTACTTGCTCCGCTGCACCCTTATCAATTACGCCGGAAACAGTGTTATTACCCATGTTAATAGTAATGCTTTTAACAGAGCTATTAACGCCGTTTTCATTTCCAACATCGAAATAACGAATCAATTTATCAATCATTACATCGGCTTTATCAATAAAGCGGTCAAATACTATGTTAAGACTATCCGCCATATTTGAGGTATTCGCATTCAGATTAGCACTGATAGAATTCGGAATAGCAGCCTTATCATATGTAGTTGATAATGTAACCGCCTTTTTAATCTGTGAATCGCCTAATGCACCTTTTTCAATATCGGCTATATCATCCGCCATATTTTCAAAGGTATCTAATACATTACCGGCTAATTCTTGTGAAGCCTCTACCGCCTCATCTCCATTATCTTCAATCGAGCCGGACAAACCTTCAACAAGCATTTCACCAATCCAGCCCATTTGACGAGACGGAGAATGAATACCAAAGAAATCACAAATGCCATCCCAAATAGACGAAATCCAGCCGCTAACCTTATCCCATAACCATGATGCTAAACTCTTGATACCTTCCCATAAACCTTTAACAAGGTTTGCGCCGACTTCGGCAAATTTGGCAACGCCTTTTCCAAGAGCTTCAACCAATGCAACAATGATTTGCGGAATGGCTTTTACAAGTTCAATAATGATAGTAGGCAAGTTTTCAATAAGCGCCATAAATAACTGTACGCCGGTTTCGATAATCAGCGGAATATTATTTATAATTGCATCAATGATAGCGGAAATAATATCCGGAATTGCCTTTACTATTTCTATAATGATAGTAGGCAAATTCTGAACCAAAGAAACAAGCAAATCAATACCGGCTTGAACGATTTGCGGAATGCTCCCTAAAATCGCTTTAATTAAGCCACCAATGATTGGAGGAATAGCCGCCACGATTGCGGTTATAATGTCAGGCAAAGCAGCCACAAGGGAAGTTAATAAATCAATTCCCGTTTGGATGATTTGAGGAATTGCGCCCAAAATGAAATTGACGATTGATAAAATCAATTCCGGCAATTTCTCAATGATAATCGGGATAGAATCAAGAATACCTTGCGCCAATCCTTGAACCACCTGCAATAAGGCATCAAGCAGAATAGGCAAGTTATCAATCAGCGTTTGCGCCGCATTCATGATACCTTCGATAATCACCGGTATCAATGTCGGTAATTGCTCCGCTAATGCGGTACATAAAGCAACTACAACATCACAAGCAACTTGTATCACATCGGGCAATAATTCAACAATGCCGGTAACAAGTGTTGTAACGATTTCGGCGGCGATATTCGCTATATCGCCTACACTTTGACGAATTCCATCTAACAAAGATTTAATTACCTGAATACCCAAGTTTAATACTTGCGGGATGTATTCAGTAATTTTGTTTATGATATTAACAAGCACTTCACCGACAGCACCGGCAAGCCCTGTTAATCCGTTCTGTTTAACGGCATCGGTCAATATGGTTATTTGCTCCGTGCCAAATTGCACGGTATCACGCATTAAGCCGGAAATGGTATCAGAAACGCCGATTTGCAAACCCTCAACAGCGGATTTGAAAATAGTAATATCACCTTGCAGATTGTCAAGCATGGTTGTAGCTTGCTGCGCTGCGCTTCCTATTCCGTCACTTGCGGAGGCTAATCCCTCTTTGAATTCATTAACCTTTTCCGTGCTGGAAACGGTCATCATATTAAAGGCTTTTAAGCCCTGTGAAGTAAAGATAGCGCCTTTATAGGCGTTTGCTTCTTCTTCACTCATTCCGGCAAGAGCGCCATTCAATTCATCGACAACATCGTTAAAGTCTCTTGCGTTACCTTCAGCATCATAAGCCGAAATGCCTAATTCTTTTAATGCACCTGCGGCGGCATCTGTCGGAATATATAAGTCCGCCATAGCTCTATTAAGAGCCGTTGCAGCGGTTGAACCGGTTACATTCTGTTCTGCAAGTCTCAATAATGAAAGTGTTACGCTATCTGCGGATTGTCCGTAACTTGCAGCAGTAGCAGCAGAACCGGAAAGGGCTTCACCCAAGCCCCTAACATCAGTCGCGGCAAGTGTCGCACCCTTCGCCATTAAGTCAGCGTAATATTGCGCATTGTCGCAACTATCGCCAAAACCTTTAACCGCGCCGATGGTATAACTTGCGGCATCCGCCATTTCAATAGCACCAGCGGCGGCAAGGTTTAAGACGGTATCAATAGCGGATATTTGTTCTTCCGCTGTCAAACCAGACATAGCAAGCACATTCAAGCCTTCGGCGGCTTGTGTTGCGCTAAATGATGTGGATGCGCCTAATTCCTGCGCTTTATCTCTTAAATTCTGTATCTGGTCTGTGGTTGTTCCCATTGTTGCGGCAATCTGTGAAACGGCTGCATCAAATTCCATGCCCGCATCAAGTGAAGATTTACCAAATGCAACAATGGCGGTTGTGGCGGCGGCAATAGCAACACCAATTCCGGCAACTATGCCTTTGCCAATGCTCCCCATTTTAGAGCCAAACGAATTAAAACTACTTTCAGCCTCCGTCATGCCTTTTTTGTATTCGGAGGCATCCCATGATAAAGTAGCTTGATAATTAGCTAACTGTATAGCCATTCAAAAAGCACCTTCCTTTCGGTAAGGTGCAAATGTTAATTATTCAATTTAGCCAAATATAGCCTTGAATTTCTTCACGTCTGCACCTTTCTTTTGTGCGGGCTTTTCATCGGCTTTACCGCTGTTCAATTCAATTTTATATTTCTCACATTCATATCTTAAAAAAGCTAAATTATAATCATCATCTGTACGGTTTTCATTTACAATAACCGTTTTTACAATATCCTTAAAAATAAGAATCGGCATTTTCATAATTTCCGAAAAACTGTTATTTGTTTTCGTCATCACAATAGCGATTTCATCCATTAACTGAACCGTTCTTTTTCCGCTCAATAGTTTTGTTAATCGCTTTATATCGTCCTTTTTCTTTTGCCGTTCTTTTGCTTCATTGTTTTTTGCAGTAGGTGTATTTTCCTTAACTTCAATTTCCGGAATCTTCAAACATTCATCATCAAGCAAAATATCTGTTGCGCTGATAATCTGCGAAAGAATATCTAACTGATTTTGAAATTCGATATTCTGTAATACCCATGTTAAATCAATGGAATCATCCGCCGTTTTCAAGATTGCTGCAACAGCATTTCCGGCAGATTCAATTTTATAATAAATATCCTCTGTATGGTTAATCTCATCCACAAGGCATAAAACCTTATAATAAACGCTCAAAGGAAAGTTAAGAGCGATAACAAATTTCTTGCTAACGCCAAGTTTGGTTTCAACCTTCAATACACGTTTATTTTCGAGGAATGCGCTTTTATCTGCTATTCTCATTATGTACCCCCTATATTACTGATTATCGGCTTTCTGCGCCTCTTGCATAAGGGCGGGGGCATCTTTACTCATAAAACCGCCGATATACTGTAAAAGATTATACATCACATATAAATCATTAAAATCTTTCAAAACGGCATCCATAGAATAAGCAATGCCTTCAGTATTCAGATTCAATAATTCAAGTGTCCAATCTTTAAGCAAATCATAAAGTTCCGGGAATTTCTCAATATCGCTTAAATTGCTTTTTGTTACTTTATCTACACGCTCCATGGTCTTGAAAATCTGTGAAGCAAACGCCATAGAAAAATTACCGCTGATTCTGTAAATTTTTCCTGTCAATCCCTTTAATTCAATATCTGGTTTCTTATATGTACTTGCATCAAATCCGTTAAATGCGGGTCTATCATTCTGCGGTCTGTAATTATTATTAAAGTTTCTATTCTGATAATTGTTATTATTTCTGTTATTGTACCCGCCATTAAATCTATTGTTATTAAAATTTCTATTATAAGCCATCTTTCAGCCCTCACATTCTATTCTATAAAATTCATCAACATAGCCATTATAGGCTTTACCATCTAAATAATTTTGCAAAATTATTTAATATCAAAGTAGAGGGGGCATTATTGCCCCTCTCTACCCGTTATATTCAATTAAGACTTTGTAACAGTGATTGTATAGGTCTTTGTCTTTGTGCCATTCGCAACGGTCACGGTCACGGTATTAGCGCCCGCATTCCATTCAATAGCAGAACCATTATTAACGGTATCATTACCATGTTTAATAGTAATAGTAGCTTCGCTATCCTCTGCAACAGCAACAATCGTATTTGTGCTATTCGTGGTAGCGGCTTCATAAGCGGTCACACCGGCATCAAACGATGGGGAAAGTCTCAAAACGCCCAAAGTCAGAGCGGACAAATCAACACTACCATCATAATTTTCAACCAACCAGCCCGCGCCAACTTTGCCATTAGGCATAGTAACGTTAAGGCAACGGAAGCTATAATTTAATTCGATGGGGTCATCGTTATTAAAATCAAGCTCATAATCGCCCTGCCATTTGCATTTAGGCATAACAAGCATGATTTCATCTCCGGTTTCTTCATCAGTACCGACAAACACAAGCGCAACGGCGGGGATTTTATCATTCTCCGCAAAGTAAGTTGTCTTTTTATTTGCACTGGTAACTACCTTTGAACCGGTCAAGAAACGCGCCACATTTTCAGCCTTGTAAGAAATAATACCGGTTTCAAATTCGGTTGTGTACTTATTACCGACAATATCAACTAAACCATAGTTAGCGGAATTGATTTCAACGGCTTCATGTGAACGCTTGAAAACCGCATTTTCCTTGATATAACCGATTTCAACCATTTCATCAGTATCAATATCGGTTGCATCGAAATCAGCGGCTTCAATGGCATACAGATAGCCAGAACCCATAAGCACACTATCTTTTTCTGTATTAAGATAATTCATATGTCAATAATCCTTTCTATAATTTTTTTCAAATCAGTTTGCAATCGAAAAACAGTTTATCGACATACAAACTTTTGTTTTCATCAAAATAAATCCCGCCTTCATTGGATAATACAAATTTCTTAAATCTGCTTATCTCACAAGGGCGGTTATAAAAATCAAGCATATTAACAAGGGCATCTTTTGTTGTAATAACATCCCGCAATTCCTTTGAATAAATCCAAAGTTCAACGGCAAAATGTCTTACAGTCTGCCCGCCGTTAATTTCACGCCATTTAATTAAAATAAAGCGGTTATCTGAAGGTGTAAAATTTTCCGGCTTTTCATGTAACCATATGGCTTTTGTTGCGGTATTTTTACCCGCTTTATTTGTTGCGCCGAATTGTAAGCCGGTTTCGGTTTCAATATTATCAATGATAAATTCGCGCAATTCGTTAAAATTCATCATAGCCATTAACCTCCTAATCCTGCTTTAATTTCATCTGCTATCATATCCATATACTGTTGCTTGCCATCTTCCAGCGCAACAGACAAATTGCCGTGGTAATCATCCTCATAGGGCGCATATACCAGATTAGAGCCAACAGCACCTTCAACAGAACCATTTTTTGATTCTGTTTTATGTGTCCATGAACGTTTCAAAGCACCTGTATCAACGTGCGTTATTAACTTTGTATCGGCTTCTAATGCGGTAACTGCCTTTTCCATTCCTCTTTCGGCTGCGGCTAATGTTCTGTTTAATTCCGTGCCAAAATGATTAAAATTCTTGCCCGCCATTATTGCACCGCCTTAATTAAAACGATGTAATAATCATCCCAATCAACAATGTTTTTAATTTCGTATTCAACGCCGTTATATTCCAGCGTTCCGCATTGCTTGATAATAGGGTTAGCATAGCAATATATCTTATATTGAGCATCTATGAAATGCCCGGAATCGTCTATAAGGTCATCACGGCTTACCGGCTGGAGGTCACAATCAACGGTTAATGTTTCAACTGTTGCGGAATTGCTATATAATCCATCAGAATCAATATCACCATCAGCATTTTTGAAAGTTGCTTGTTTATCGTAAAACCAACTCATTAAAGCACCCTCAATTTTCGGGGCGGTAATGCCGCTTTAACTTCATCCGTTAATCCGTTACTGTCCAATTCGACATTATCAGAACGGAAAGTAACAGAACGG